CCACCGCCGCTTCCAGGTCACGCCCTGCCCGGCTCGTCCAAAGAATGACTTTGTGGCCGTTTGCTTTGAGCATTTTAACCGCCGCTACTATCTTTCGTTTTGGCTCCACGATTTCCGGGAACCTGGTAACTGCCAGTGTGTTGTCAAAATCAACCGCATAAATCGCCATGTGTGTTTTCTCCTTTCTCTCCTGCCTTTGTCCCCAGGCTCATTTCATACTTTAAAAGCATGGCCGCCGTCTGCACCATTTCACAAGCGGCGTCAATGGCCTGATGGAAAATTGCCGTTGGTGTGGTATCTTCGTCCAGGAAGCACGCCACTTCTATGCCTTTTACCCGGTCCCAAAGGACGGCCAGGGAAGTTTTTACGTTTTCCATTGCTTCCTGGGCTTCCTCTGCTTCCTCTAAAATGACGGCGTAACCCTCATGTGTGCTATTGAATAAAGGAAACTTTGCATTTGCCCGGTTTAATTCCGCCATTGCGGCGGCTTCCACTTCTTTTCTTAACTCATTCATTGCCATTGTCCGGTTCCTCGCTTTCCTCTTCGCTCTCCATTTCGTGGCTTTTCTCGTCCGGCGTGTCTGCTTCCGTGTATTGGCTCCCGTCCTCGCACTCCCGGCATTTCTCCACGTCCATGCTTACGGGCTTTGTATTTCCACACGTCCGGCAACTCCAACAATCACGGCCCTGGGTCTTTCCCTCTTCCGGTTCTCCTGCTGCCACATGGCCTTTCTTGCTCCCAAAATCTATACATACGTTAATTGGTGGCGTTTTTGCCATGGCTTCCATGGTGTTTCCCATTTCTTCAAATACTGCTTCCAACTTCTTTCTGTATTCTTCCTGGTTTCCCTTAATCGTCCTTAATTCGTCAATGCGGTTTACTTCCAGGGTATCAATAAGGCGGTGTAAAGAAGCGGCGGCACTCTCCACGCCGTTTTCTTCCGTCCATGCTTCAAACATGGAAACAACTGCCCCGGTAATCTGCTCATATTCCGCATGAAAGCCCGTGTCCGCTTCCTCTGCTTTCAGTTCGCTTAAAAATTCCGGCTTTTTTCCGGTAATCATTGCCTGGATATAAAAGCCCGGCACTTCCGCTTTTACCGCATTGCTCAACAATTCCGCTTTTGCCGCTTCTTTCATAAGGTTGTAATATTCCGTGTGCTTCATGTCCACGGTTCCGTCACTTGTAAATCCGTCCATAAATCCCATGTTAAATTCCTCGCTTTCTTATCTGTGAATTGGTGTTGTGAAATGATAAAGTGGTGGGTCATTTTCCACCGCTTCACGGTTCTTGTAAATCATAAGGGTAAAACGGTCCTGGCTCTCTTCGTCCGGTTCCCGGCGTGCAACTGCTTCAAATCCATAACGGGCGTTAAGTTTCGCCCCATATACGGTATCTGTCAATTTTGCAATCTCACGGCTGCCCAGTGTCACGCCCTGGTCGGCTAACTGCTGCCACCGCTTAAATGTCTTGTCCAGGTATTCCAAAAAATCCGGCTCCACAATTCCGTTTAATGGTGTCACGCTCTTTTCCATGTGCTTTTCCTCGCTTTCCCGGTCCTATGACCGTTTACCCAGGCACGCCGCCGCATAATTTTCTTTATCCTGGCAAGCCTGGCCTTAAATTCCGGTAAATCTTCAATTTTTACCGTTATTGTCATTTCTGCCATGTCTCGTTCTCCTATAAATAAATTGTGTTATATGGGTTCATCTGCAAATCCGAAAAGGAATAATCCGGCGTTTCCTGCGGTTGCAACGGTGCCATAAGCCCACGTTTTTGCCATTCCTTATGTCTTATTTCTGGCGTTGGTCTGAACCGCTTAACCTCTGCGTCCATAAGTGCTTCCATGTTCCCGGCGTGTGCCATGAGGGCCAGGAACCCCGTATAAACGTCCTTTTCATTCTTTACAATCCGTAATCTGTCCGATTGTTCAAATACGGTCAAAAATTCCCGTAACTTCATAACGGCCACCCGTACTTGTGCAAATAAATGGAAGCACACACAAAGGCAACTATCATAACCACGCCCAGGACACCAAAGAAAATACGGCGTCCCCTTGGGCTTTCATTTGCACCCATTGAATAGATAATGGCTAACCTGGCCAGTGCCAGGTATAAAATTACTCCGCCGCCTATGAGTATCAATAAAACCGCAATCAATAAAAACACTTCTAAATTTGTCATGCTCTGTTTACTCCTTTCTTTTAAAATGTCCACCCAATAGCAACCATGTAACTGCCCAACATAATAGAAAACTGCAAATCCTTTTCTTGCGGTATGTACACCAATGCAATAGAAAAGCCTATTTCTTCCGCTTCCCTCGCCGCAAAATAAAGCCCTTTTTCTCCCATTCTTCATTCCTCGCTTTCTGCTTTCTTTATGCCGATAAAAACACGCTCCGCACATGGAACCGCTATACTATTGCCCAGTGCCATGTAACGGGCATTGTCGGACATTTCTTTGCCACTTGCTCCGTACCTTGTCCATTCGTCCGGGAACCCGTCCAGGCGTTCACATTCAAGCGGCGTAAGACGGCGGACCCGGTATTTAACCGCTGCGGCAATTCGTTCCATTATCACGGCAAGGGTTTCACTTCCGCCCCCTGCTGCCCCTCGGCTCTTTTTCAACGTGCCCACGCCCTCTTTAAACTCTCCATAGCCGCTTTGTGTATATCCATACACTACCGCCGGGCGGTGTTGAGACATAAGCGTTGGGCTTGCTTCCTCTGTATATCCAATTCCCCCGGCCTTTGCTCCTGCTTTCGGAAGAAACCCGGCGGCATACGCTACGGCGTGCCGGTCCGCACCCGTAAGCGTTGGGGCTATGTCTTGATTTACGCCCAACTGGTGGCCGCCGTTTTTCTCGTTCCTGCCAATCACATTTCCGGCAATGGTGTAGACGGGAAGTAAATATAAGCCCGTTTTCCCACCGCCGCCCACGGCGTTTCCCATGAGCGTTACGCTTGTTTTGGCGTTTATGTAAATTCTGTCTGCGGTGCGGCCAAAATCTAATTTCATTTGTCCGTCTGCGTCCTCTGCCATTCCTCTGCAATCCGTTCCAGTAAGGCTATTTTCAGAATTACCGGAATTTCCTTGTTTCTCTGCTCCGCCCTGCGAATGATACCCCAACACGCTTTCGCACTCAAAAAGTATTTGTCCGGCACGTCCATTTCCAAAATCATTGACAAGGTAGATACGTTTTCTACGTTGGGGCACTCCCCAAAATTGAGCGTCAAGCAATCGCCATGCGGTACACTGAACGTCCCCCCCCTGGTCCCTCATTTCCAACCATTCCGGCGGTTGCCCATTTCCCACTTTTAGGCATTGAAATGTTGCTCTGTGTGATTTCTTCCAGGACCCGGCGGAAGTCCTCGCCTTTATTGCTTGAAAAAGCCCCGGCCACATTTTCCCAAATGATATATTTTGGATATTGTCCATTTGTCTTTTCCCTCATTTCCCTGGTTATTCTCACGGCTTCCATGAATAGGCCGGAACGGGAACCGTCAAGCCCCGTCTGTTTTCCGGCAACGCTCAAATCTTGGCAAGGGCTTCCAAAACTGATAATATCCACAACGGGGATTTTTGCCCCGTCTATCTGCGTAATGTCTCCCAGTTGTAGGGCTTCCGGGAAGTGCCGTTTTGCTATGTCTATACAATCCGGCTCTATCTCGCTTACCCATACCGTTTTGATACCCTGCCGCCTGGCCGCCAATGGGAACCCGGCTATTCCGTCAAAAAGACTTCCCAGTGTCATTTCTGCCGTGTTTTTCATAGCCATATCCTCTTTCCATATTCCGGTGTAAATTCCGGTATTGTATTTTTCTCCTGTTTCCCGGTTTCCGCTTCACTGTAATATTTCTGTTTCTCCTGCCTGGAAAAGAAAACGGTCCTTGTTGGTATTCCGGCGGCGTCCAGTTTCGCCTTTATTTCCCGTGTCTCTTCTCTATAAAACCGCTCCATGTGGTCCGCTACTGGTTTGGTGTAATCTAAGGGCGGTTTTGATACATTCAATAAAGCCCGTAATATTTCCGCCGTGGTTCTTCCGCTCCGTCTATATGTTGTGTTGGCAATAAATGTTTTTTGCCAAATAAACAGTTTAAAGCCCAGGGCTTTTTCTACTGCCGCAAATGTCTTTTCCAGTTCCGGGGAAAAGTTTGTTGGTGCATAAATCCATTCCGGTATTTTTTCCATGTTAAGTTCCTCGCTTTCTAAATTCATTACCCTGGTATAAGTGCGGAATATTCCGTTTTAAACCCGGCTATTTCTTTTCCTCTCATAATCGGAATTACTGCCACCTGGTATTTGATACCCGTTACCGTGTCCCATGACCGTGTATTTTCCTCTAATTCCTTGTTGATTTTCTCCGCCAATCCGCCCGGCGTTTCGTCTCTTAAAATTTTCACAATGCACTTGCTCATATTAAAGCCCTCACCCCTTTTTCTATCAGTCCACCAGCTCTTCCGTTTGGATTATTTTTATAATTGAGACTTTCGGCGTAAAGCAATTTGTCACATAGCCGCTTTCCTCTGCAATCTTGTTTTCCAATGCTTCCGCAAAGAGTTTTGCGTTATGCTCTGCTGAAAATCTCCCGGCCACATACTCTTCTATGCGTCCGCTGCTTACCTTGGTTTCTTCCCCGTCCTCGTCATAATCACAAAACGGGATTTCCTGGGTAACTCGCACCTGGTAAAGTGTTCTCTGCTTCATGTTAAGTCCCTCGCTTTCCTGCCCTGCTGCCGGGCGGCGTTTATAACGCTCTCTGTGCTATTTCTGCACGGTAAGGCTCTCCGCCACGCTTCAATTCATTGTAGATAGTGGCCCGGTGTACTCCCACCGCCTGGGCAATCTCTGTAACCTTTGCCCCGGATTTCTTCATACTCTCAATCCGCTGCCTATCTGCATAATTAAGCCGCTTCGCTCCTTTTCTCATGTCCAACCACCTTTCTTTCTGTTTTCTTCGCAATAAAAAAGAGTGCCACAAGAGTTTCATTCTCTTGTTACACTCTTTGATTTTCTGTATAAAAAAATCAAATGCGATAGAGTATTAACCCTTGTCGCATTTGATTTTACAACTTAGCATTATATTTTGTCAATAGTTTTGCGACAAGTTTTT